CTGGCAGACAATGTAGATGAGCTTTTTACATCACATAGAGATATTTGGGAAAGCCTAAAGTCATACTACTATAAGTTTAAAGCAGTTCCTGAAGCAGGAGTTCTTATGGAACGCCACAAAGACTTTGAGCCAGTAGAGGCCAAGGCAGAAACTGGGTACTACTTAGACATTTTGAAGAATGAGTTTATCTCAAATAAACTTAAGACAATTATTATGCGTGGAGGATCTGCTCTTAAAGAAGATGCAGCATCTAGAGTTCTTGCACAAATGCAAAGTGATCTTGCTGGACTAAGCCGATATACAAACAATGTAAGAGACTTAGATATTATTGATGTTGAAAATGCTGCACGACATTATCAGGCAGTCAAAGAGCGTTCATCTGTAATGGGCGGAGCTCCAGGTATTCTAACTGGCTTTGAAGCAATTGATAAAGCCTACCCAACTGGTATGGCACCAGGACATTTAATTGTTGCAATTGGTTGGCCAGGTAAAGGTAAGACTTGGTTTACTGCTTACCTTGCATGTAAGGCTTGGGAGCAAGGATTTAAGCCAATGATTGTATCTCTTGAAATGTCTCCAGAAAATATGCGTGACCGTATCTTTACAATGCTAGGATCTGGTATATTCCGTGCAAGCGATTTGTCAAAGGGTGACATTAACATTGATGATTTCCGCAGTTGGGGAAACAAAAAGTTTGAGGGCAAGAATAGCTTTGTATTAATTTCAAATGAGGGGGCATCAGAAGTTACTCCTGCAACTATTCAAGGTAAGATAGATCAACATAAGCCTGACCTAGTTATTCTAGATTATCATCAGCTATTTAATGATAACAAGCGAAGCAATTCTGAAGTTGAAAGAAACCGAAATGTTTCTCGTGAATTTAAGATGCTTGCAGTGTCTAATAATATTCCTATCATTGATATTACTGCTGCAACAGCAGATGATATTTCTGATCAAGACAATCCACCTATGATGAGCCAAGTTGCTTGGTCTAAGGCGATTGAGTATGATGCTGATATGGCTTTGGCTGTTCACAGATACCCACAAACTAATATGATTGAAATTGTCTCACGAAAGAATAGGCACGGTCATGATTTTAATTTCTATCTAGACTGGGATATCAACCGTGGTATCGTCAAGGAAATTTACGAGAATCCATTCCAACAGAGTGAATCACAAACAGATAAAAAGATTTCAAGTAAGGGTTGAGTTTGCTGACGATGCTGGTATACCTAGACTAAGGTATCAGTACGAAAGCATGCTTACTCATGACATGAGAAGTAAAGGCTATGCGAGAGTGCTTGACATAGACACTAACTTTTCGGTACAATTTGACGGACAAACGTGGGTGTTCCTAATGACACTTTACGGAGTATATGTAGGAAAGAAGCAGTCATGGCTATCAGAGGGCATAACGCAAGGAAAGTTAATTCCACGCAGTATGCGCCCAACCACATTAAGTCAATAGTTAAAGCTTTAGGCTTAGATGTTGTGGCGGAACCAGGCAATGAGGTTATGTTTTACTGCCCATTTCATTCTAATAGACATACAGCAAGCTGCTGCATAAATAAATCTACAGGTGTTTGGCTATGCTTTAATCCATCATGCGGAGAGTCTGGAACTTTGGTAGAATTAGTAAGACGTGTATTACACAAGAATGATTTTGAGGCTATAAGATTTATAGCAACACAAGAAACAGAAACCCTAAATAACTTTGACGAAATAATGGCGGGGATATTTGAAGACAAGCCAGACTTTGAAGAGTTCTCGGAAGAGAAATTAAAGGATCTATATAACGGATTGCTTAAGTCTGACAAGGCTAAAGAATATTTCAAATCAAGAAAAATATATACAGATTCAATAGCACATTTTTCTTTAGGTTATTCTGAAAAGCAGAATATGGTTACCGTTCCAGTCCATAGCCCAGATGGCATGCCCATTGGAATTGTAGGAAGATCAATTGAGGGCAAGTCTTTTAAAAATAGTACAAACCTTCCTAAGAGCAAAACATTATTTAATGTGCACCGTGCCAAAAGAATTGGTAGTCAGGTTATAGTTGTGGAGTCTAGCTTTGATGCAATCCGTGTGCATCAGGCTGGGTTTCCTAATGTTGTTGCCACTCTGGGAGGATTCTTATCAACAGAGCAGCACGGTATATTAAATAGATACTTTAATAAAATAATTGTAATGACAGACGCAGATTTGGCTGGCAGGGAATTAGGCCTGAGCATAGCCAATAGATTAAAGAATAAAGACCTCTTGTGGGCTTCGTACGAATATGGTAAGATATACCCACATGATGCAAAAGATGCAGGCGATATGACCGATGAGGAAATTAAAGCTTGTATTGTAAACGCAGTATCTGATATAGAATACAGATCCTGGGCTTAATGCTATAATAGTAATACAGATGGATTTATACCATCAACTACATACAAGGAGAACAATATGGGAATCGTTAAAGGTTTAAAAGGATTAAATCAAGTGATGGACAAGCCGCAAGCTTCAAGCGGTGACGGAACAAAAGGTCGCTGGGTAAAGCTAGAAGATGGAGAAAGCGTTAAGATTCGCTTTTTGCAAGAACTAGATCCAGATTCACCAACATACAATGAAAAGTTAGGTCTAGGGTTTATTGCTGTAGAGCATACCAATCCAAAAGATTATCGTCGCAAGGCTCTATGTTCAATGGATGATCAGGGCAAGTGCTATGGTTGCGAACAACACCGTAAGGACTATAAGGCAGGATGGAAGGGTCGTTCACGACTTTACATTAATGTTCTTGTTGACGACGGCAAGGAAGACCCATACGTTGGGATCCTTTCACAGGGTTCAAGCGGAAAAACAGTAACTCCTACTCTAATTGAGTATGCAGGCGAAATGGGAAGCATTAGTAATCTAATGTGGCGCATTAAGCGAACTGGCACAAAGACAGATACAAGTTATACAATTATTCCACTTGCTAAGGATGAAACACCATTCGATTCAAGTTCTCTTGAGCTTTTCAAGCTTGAAGAGACAGCCGTACGTGATATGCCATACACAGAGCAAGAGTCATTCTTTGCTGGTGAAAATGGTCACGGCGAAGAGTCTTCTGCTTCTAGCAGCGTAGACTGGTAACAGGTTAAAAAGGCGGAGAATTAAGTTGAACTTTACACACTTGCATGTGCATTCTTTCTATTCATTAATGGATGGGCTTAATTCTCCTGCCGAACTTGTTAGGGCAGCAAAAGAGGCTGGACAAACAGCCATTGCAATTACAGATCACGGAACACTATCTTCACATCGTGAAATGCAAATTGCATGTAAGGATCAGGGCATAAAGCCAATTCTTGGAGTAGAAGCGTATATATCACCGACAGATAGATTTGATCGCTCCTCTAAAACAGATAAATCAATTCAAGCTTACAACCACATTATCCTGCTTGCTAAAAATAAAAAGGGCCTAGAGAATATCAACATACTTCAAGAGCTCGCTTGGAATGAAGGGTTTTATCATAAGCCACGTATTGATAGAGAAATTTTAAATGAATATAGCGAAGGAATTATTGTTCTTAGCGGATGCCTTAATGGGCTTATTAGCAAGGCTATCGACAAAGGCAGTATGGATGAAGCCAAACTTCTTTTAAAAGGATTTAGTAAAACATTTGGAAAAGATTTCTATGTAGAAGTTCAATCACATAACCCCGTGGAAATTAACTCCGCTCTTTTAAATCTAGCAGATGAATTAGGAATCAAAGCGGTGGCAACAGGAGATGCTCACTTTGCTAAGGAAGAAGACAGAGTCCTAGAAGAGGCTATGCTTATTTTATCAACATCCCCTAAGATGGATAAGGATGCCGACTTTGATATGTCTAGAAATATCAAGGACATTAATGATAGATTAAACTATCTATATCCAGATAGAAGAATCTCATTCCAGAACTACAATTTATTTATTCAAACTCGTGAGGAAATTCAGGCTGATTTTGTTAAGGCTGGTATTACCAGAACAGATATATATGAAAATACAATGGAAATTGCCAATAAGGTAGGAGAATATGACTTTAATCAGGGCCTAGACCTTCTGCCAGTCCCTAAGACTGATGCCGATGAAAGACTAAGGGAACTGTCTGAAAAGGGCTTAGAGAGGCTCCAGAAGGCTTCAGATGACATCTATAAAGCTCGCCTTGAGGAAGAGCTTGGGGTTATTGCCTCAAAGAATTTTGCCTCATACTTTCTAGTGGTAGCAGATATGATTAACTGGGCTAAAGATAATGATATTAGAGTAGGTCCAGGCCGTGGATCTGCTGCAGGCTCCTTGGTCTGCTATGCACTAGGAATTACAGATGTAGATCCAATTAAATATGACCTATTGTTTTTCCGATTTATTAACCCTGAGCGTAACGACTTTCCTGATATTGATACCGACTTTGAAGACCGTCGCCGTAAAGAAGTTAAGGATTATTTAAAGAAGAAGTTTAAACACGTTGCTTCCATCTCAACATATACTTATTTTAAAGATAAGGGGGTTGTCCGTGATGCTGCTCGTGTATTTATGGTGCCACTACAGGAAGTAAACCGTGCATTAAAACCAGTAGATACATTTGAAGACTTTATTGATTCTCCAAATACAAAAGAATTTAGAACACGATACCCAGAAGTTGTTTGGCTAGCAGAAAGATTGCGTGGCCGCATTCGCTCAGTTGGAGTACATGCTGCTGGAGTTGTTGTCGCTAAAGATGACATTAGAAAGTATGCTCCTGTTGAATCTCGTGAAGATGCACAGGATAAAGTGTCGGGAAGAATTCCAGTTGTTGCATACGACATGGATACGGTTGCTGATATAGGTCTTATTAAACTAGATGCACTAGGACTTAAGACCTTATCTGTGATGTCAGATACAATTAAATCTATTAAGGATAGAACTGGTAAAGACATAAACTTATCAGGTCTTTCTTTAGATGATCCAAAAGTTTACAAGATGCTTAGCGATGGGTATACTAAGGGTGTGTTCCAAGCTGAAGCAACACCTTACACAAATCTTCTTATTAAAATGGGTGTAGATAAGTTTGAAGATCTTGCTGCATCAAATGCTTTAGTGCGTCCAGGTGCAATGAATACGGTGGGCGCTTCTTATATCAAGCGTAAACATGGTGATGAGGCGGTTCAGTTTATTCACCCAATCATGAAGCCATTTACAGAAAACACATACGGGGTTATTATTTATCAAGAGCAAGTCATGCAGGCTTGTGTTCACTTAGGCGGAATGACCTGGTCAGAGGCTGACAAGGTTCGTAAAATTATTGGAAAGAAGAAAGATGCAAAAGAATTCGACCAGTTCAAGGATCGCTTTATTGATGGCGCTTCAAAACACATTTCTAAGAAGCAAGCCGAAACGCTCTGGCATACTTTCGAGGCTCATGCTGGCTATTCTTTTAACCGTTCCCATGCTGTTGCTTACTCTATGCTCTCTTATTATACTGCTTGGCTCAAGACTTATTATCCTTTGGAATTTATGTTCTCGATTCTTAAAAACGAAAATGACAAAGATGCGAGAACGGAATATTTAATTGAGTCTAAGAGACTAGGGCTTCGTGTATCTTTACCACACATCAATGAGTCAGATATTTACTTCTCTCTACAAAAAGATAGAATTGTATTTGGTTTGGCAGAAGTAAAGTTTATTTCTGATAGCATTGCTAATAAGATTATTGACCAAAGGCCATTTAAAGATTATGCTGACTTTATTGATAAAGCTTCAAAGAAAGGCAGTGGAATTAATAGTCGTGCAATTGCAGCATTAAATTCAATCGGCGGAGCGGCGTTTGATGATAACCTTAGAAGCGGCAATGAGAAAGATAATTACTATGAGTATTTAGGCATACCTACATTTAACCTAGAAGGTATTCCCCCACGAATTAAAGCACAGGCAAGACCAATTGAAGACTTTGAAGATCTAGGATCCTTTGTAATGTTTGGTATGGTTAAGTCTATCAAGCGTGGCAACGGCTGGGCAAGAGTTGAATTGGTAGATGAAACGGGTTCAATTGGACTTTTCCATACAGAGCAGACTCAAATTGAAACTAATCAAATGTATTTTATCCTTGTAGGAGATAATCGTATTGCAAGATATATTAAGGTAAGCGATATAGATCCAAAAAGCGATGATATATTTGTAGACTATCTTTACAGAAAAGAATATGATCTTGAAGAAGATGAGTATACTGTAGTAAACTTTACTCCATACACCACTAAAGCTGGAAAGACAATGAGCCATATCGTGTTGTCGAATAGAAATAAAGAGCTAACAAGAGTAATTGTTTTCCCAACTATGTATAAGTTTTCTCTCGCTAAAATGCGTGAAGGAATGAAATGTAAGCCAGTGTTGTCTAAATTAGATGATGGTACGCTTATGGTTAAGGAAATAGGATGACAGAAGATGTAGAAGGTCTTGTTACTTCAATTAATATGAATCAGGTACTGGTTGCTATTCTTGAAGAACACGGCAAATTAACTGTTCCAACATTAAGATTTTTAGATGTTAATGTTAGCAACAAAGAATTAATAATAGATTATGACGAAACAGGTCCGTCATTCACGTTTAGTTTAAGGGAGAAAGATGGAGTCAAATCAGATTCTAACTGAGTATGGACTAGACGCTTTGTCTGCCATGCTTCACGAAATTGCAAAAGAAAAAGGATTCTGGGATGGTGAATATAACCATGACAAGATTGGAAATAAATTAGCTCTTGTGCATTCAGAAGTAACTGAAGTGCTAGAAGCGATTAGAAAATCAAAGGGAAGCGAAAGCATTGTAGAAGAAATGGCTGATGTAATAATTAGACTACTTGATGTTTATGCTGCAATGAGAAATGAAGAACATGTATTACATAGCCTAGATGAAATTCTAGAAAAGAAAATTAATATAAATAAGGAACGCCAAAGGCTTCACGGAAATTTATTTTAATGCTATACTATAGGAAAGAAAGAGTTTAAATGACAATAGAAATAGATGGCATTTTAGCCAAACTAGATCCAAAAACACGAGCACGAGTACAGTCCGCACAAGATGTGCAAGTTGAAAAGCAACTTACACCTAGTATTGGATTAAACTTTGCGCTGCGTGGGGGTTTGGGTTACGGCAGACAAGTACTCGTATGGGGAAATAAATCTGCTGGTAAGTCTTCTTTCTGCCTACAGATGATTGCTCTTGCACAAAAAGAAGGTAAGACCTGTGCCTGGATTGATGCAGAAGCTTCCTACGACCAGTCTTGGGCAGAAAAGCTGGGTGTAGATTCATCTTCTCTTATTTATTCACCAGCAAAAACTGTTAACGATATGGTTGACGTCGCCACTAAGTTAATGGATGCAGGCGTTGATATGATTGTGGTAGATTCAATCTCAGCATTGCTACCTGCAATTTATTTTGAAAAAGACGGAAATGAAATGAAAGATTTGCAAGACACTAAGCAAATCGGCGCTGAAGCAAAGGATATGACCCACGCAGTCAAGATGTTAAACTATGCAAACAAAAACACATTACTTGTTCTCATCTCACAACAACGAAATCAATTTGGATCTATGCATGCTAGTCACATCCCCACGGGTGGCATGGCTGTCAAGTTCTTCTCTTCCACGGTTATCAAGCTCTGGTCTTCTGAAGCTGAGGCTAACGCTATCAAGGCTGGCATTAAAGTTGGCGACAAGATTATTGAACAAAGAGTTGGCAGGCCAGTTAACTGGATTATTGATTACAACAAACTCGGCCCCCCAAATCTATCGGGACAGTACGACTTCTACTACCAAGGGGATATTCTTGGTGTAGATAGTGTTGGAGAAACTTTAGATGTTGCAGAAATGTGTGGCATTATAGAAAAGGGTGGAGCATGGTATACAGTAAATGGAGAGCGTTTTCAAGGACGTGCAAAGGCTGTAGCATATTTAAAGGAAAATCAAGATGTTGTAGACAGCTTAATCGGAGAGATAAATGCCAAACATTAATGAGTTTCTTAATAAGCCTGAGAAAATAATGGCTACCGAACTAGAAAAGTTTGATGGGATTAAGCCTTGCTCTAAGTGTGATAAGAATTCTGACGTCTACTACTGGGATGCAATTAACATGACTATATCTTGGGAATGCCCTGATGGTCATAAAAATTTGTATACGGTTGCTTAGTGTCAGAAAGATCAGAAGTAAAACGCGACGGCGCCAAGGCTCAAAAAAATAGTGGTCGTGGCGACTATCAAAAAGGTGATGCTAAATGGAATCAATTTCTTGTAGACTACAAGGAAGCCAAAGCTTCATTTAATTTAAATAAAGATGTATGGGCTAAAATCTGTACAGATACTTTTAAGGTAAGCAGAGATATGCATCCTGCCCTTAAAATTATTATCGGTGAGGATTCCAAGGTTCGTCTTGGGATCATTGAGTGGTCAGTCTTAGAAGACTTGATCGCATTCTGGGAGGAAAATAACAATGGCTAATCCAACAATTACAATCGTTGGTCGTGTAGGGCAAGATCCAGTTAAGCTTAATGGGGGCGGAGTTAGACTACGTATTGTGTCTAATGACCGTGTAAAGAACGATTCAACAGGCAGCTGGGATGACAAAGATACCTCATGGTGGACAGTCAAGGCATGGAAGAGTTTGGCGGAACAAAGTATTGCTACACTCAAAAAGGGTCAAGAAGTTGTCATTGTAGGTAAGATTTATGAAGAGACGTGGAAAGATAAAGAAGGCAATAACCGTACATCTTATGATGTAAATGCAGACACAATTGCAGTAACAACATGGTCGCTATCAAAGAAAGAGTCTGCTCCAGCATTTGATAACTCATGGTCAGCACCTGCTAAATGGGACATTGAAAATGTAGAGGTACCATTTTAATGCTATCATTCCTTTTTGGGCTGATGATTGGTTTTGCAATTGGGTATCCTGTGGGATTATTTATAGACAAGTGGGATAAGAGGATAAAAAATGGCTGAAGATAAAAATACTCTTGAGTTAATTAGTGATATTACAGAATTTAATGATCTGCATGAGTTTATGAAAGATGAACACTTAGACAGAGCTCTTTCAATTGTGGTAAAATTATTAATGAATCCTGATGTGCCATCAGCAAAAGCACCACATTTAATTATGGAGCTTCAGGCAATGTCAACAAAGTTTGCAGTGCTTGCATCTGTATATTCTACAATTGCTAAGGACAAAGCGGGAACAGTAAACAATAATAAAAAGAATATATATTATTCTGTAAAAGAGTCCATAGACAAATTGGTAGATGCGCTTAAATATGTTGTGAGGTATAACTCCTAAATGGGTAGAGATATAGTAAAGAATCTAAAGTTTAAAAAGCACACTGGTAAATTCTTCGATCCAGAATTATTTGCTCAACTGCTTGATGAGTCATATCGAAATACTAAACGTGCAGATGGAGAGATGACAAAGAAGTCATTTAGTCCAAGTTCGCTTGGCTACGGCCACGGAACATGTCCGAGATATTGGTATATGGCTTTCTCTGGTGCAATGTTTATTGACGATAACGATGCGGTTGCGGTTGCCAATATGGCACAGGGAACTCAAGCACACGAAAGGCTTCAAAAGCTTATTGCTTCTATGCCACAGTTTAAAGCAGAAGAAGAAGAGATTCTTAATGAGTATCCGCCTATCAGAGGATTTATAGATCTTATTATGGAGTACGATGGTGAAACCGTTATAGGTGAAATCAAAACGGCAAAACAAGAAGTATGGGACACAAGACAGTCTGAAATGAAACCTACTGCTAATCATATGCTTCAATTGCTAACATATATGAAGTTAAAGAATGCTAAAGAAGGATTCTTTCTATATGAGAATAAAAATACTCAAGAGATCCTTATCATTCCAATTTCAATGAATGAAAGAAACACAAAGATTATCGAGGATACCTTTACCTGGATGTGTGAAGTTTGGGATAACTTTAAAGATGGGGATCTTCCTATGCGCCCAGCGGGTGCTTCAAAATCAAAGATGCCTTGTACATACTGCCCAGTTAAAAAAGAATGTTACTCTAAAGATACACCAGTTGGCACGGTTCAAATTGAAAAATTTGAGGTTCCTTCTGTATGATTTGTTCTAATTCGGAATGCAAAAAGGACTTTAATCCAAAAACGCATAATCAAAAATATTGCACAGATGAGTGTTGCCGAATTGCTACTAACCGAAGAATTATGGAAAAGTATTATGAACGAAAGGCTATTCGAAATGGTGCTTTGCGACCATGCTCAAAGTGTGGGTGTCAACTTAGTAGGTATAATAGAACTGATCTATGTGCAACATGCGAAAAGAATATAAATCTTGAAAACAAAAGTAAGCTGTTTAGGATGATAGATGACATTAGCTAGCCTAAAAAAAACACAAGCAAACAGAGTTTTAGGCATAGATGCCTCTACAAACTCTATTGCTTTTTGCCTAATGGAAAATGATGTTCCTTTAAAATGGGGCAAGATTAACTTAATAGGAAATGATATATACGAAAAGATATATGACGCTAAAGTAAAGATGGCTTCAATGCTAGAAGAACTTAAATCAGATTATATTGTTGTTGAAGGGGCTGTATTTGTTAAGTCAGCAGATGCTGTAATTAAACTATCATATGTTTATGGAGTTGTTATTGCAGAGCTGATGTCCACTGGTGCAAAAGTTATTACAATAGGTCCCTCTTCTTGGCAGTCCTACATAGGCAACAAGAACCCTACAAAGGATGAGAAGGCGGCTATCAGGGTAAAGAATCCAGGGTACGCAGACTCATGGTATCAAAACCAATTACGTAATATGCGTAAACAAAGAACGGTAGACTATTTTAATAGTAAATATGGTCTATCCCTAACAGATTTTGATGTGGCTGATTCATTCGGAATTGCACATTATTCAAATAGTATATTGACGGAACGATGAAATATTATCAGAGTAAAGAATGGCTATATCGTAGGTATGTCCTACAAAAAAAGACGGTTACTGAGATAGCAAAAGAATGTGACGTATCCGCAATGACTATTCAGAGATACCTAGACCAGTTTGGATTTATTAAAAAAAGATGAAGATCTATGAGGGAAGTTACAGCCAGGCTGGACAAGAGTCTTTTGTTTTAAACACTTTGATGGAAAAAAGAAATGGTTTCTATTTAGAGATAGGCGCATATGACTCAAAGATGATGAGTAATACCTACCTGCTTGAAACTAAATATGGTTGGTCTGGAGTAGGGCTAGAGATTGATGGGCCCCGAGCAGAAGAGTATAACTCAAATAGATCTAATCCGTGTTTAAATGTAGACGCTACTGAATTTAACTATCTTGAATATTTTGAGTCTAATAGTTTGCCAAAATCTATAGATTATTTGCAGGTTGATATCGAGCCAGCTTTTCAATCTTTAAAGGCATTAAAGTCTTTGCCCATAGATAAATATAGATTTTCTGTAATTACGTTTGAGCATGACCTTTATGCTGATGAAAATAATGCTGCCATTAAGCAGGAAGCAAAAGATCTTTTATTAAGTTTTAACTATGTTCTTGTTAAAGATAACGTAGAGTGTGAAGGTAAAATATTTGAAGACTGGTACGTAGATTCAAGTATATATAATTATGAGGAGCAAAATGGGTAAGGATGTATGGCTAGAGGCCAATAAGGAAACGGCTGGAGATCTAATTCTAACGGGCTATGTAGGTGAGTTTAAGGACATGCCAGTATATGATGAAGTAAGATCCTTATTTGGATACGGATCAACAGCTCTAGATTTTGGATGCGGGGTGGGAAGAAATTCTGTAGCATTATCGGATACATATGATAAGGTTATTTCTTTTGATTTACCAAGCATGATAGGCTTAGTCCCTGAAGATAATAAACTAAGTAGCATAACATACACAACTGATTGGGAATATGTAAAGTCTTTTAAGTTTGATACAGTATTGGCAAGCCTTGTATTTCAGCATATTGAAGACTCTGAGTTAAACTCATATTTATCTGATTTGTCTCAAATAGCGGACAGACTAGTTTTGCATAGCCGAACCTGGATTGATCATTCTGCCTCACAGGTATTGCCAATTGTAGAGAAATATTTTATAATAGAGAACATAGAGTATTCAAGAGATCCCAATAATCCTATTGAGGATCATTTTATTGCAACATTAAACAAGAGGGCGGAATAATGTTAAAACCAGTATATGAAGATGTATCTCAGTTTCATTGTAATGATTTGTATTTAAGATCAGTAGGTGCTCCAGCAGGCAATAAGATCTGGGAAACATGCCATGAAATTGCACACATGTTAATTGAAAAGAATATATCATATGGCAACTCGGCTTTAGAACCTGCAAGAATATTTTCAACGGCGGACTCAACAGAACAATTAAAGGTCCGTATTGATGATAAGTTAAACAGAGTAAAGAACAACCAAGGCTTTGCTGGAGACAATGATATTGATGATTTGATTGGCTATTTAGTATTATATAAGATTGCAAAGGCTAAATCTAATTGACATTTTAGTCGACTGAAAGTATAATAGACTAATGAGCGAAATAGAATTATCACAGCATTTCGATAGAATGAACAGGGTGGTTGAAGAACTTCTCAAAGGAAGTACGCCTACCCAGATCGCCACAATTACAGGTATGCAGCGCAAGGAAGTCCTAGAGCTAATTGACGACTGGAAAGACGTTGTACATAACGATAGCAATATAAGAGATCGTGCAAGGGAAGCTATCTCAGGGGCGGATCAACACTATGCAATGCTAATCAAAGAAGCCTGGAAGACAGTAGAAGATGCAGACACATCTGGACAGCTAGGAATTAAGTCTGGTGCATTAAAACTTATTGCTGATATTGAAACTAAAAGAATTGCAATGCTCCAGTCTATTGGCGTACTAGAAAACAATGAAATTGCTGCACAAATTGCAGAGACAGAACGCAAGCAAGACATTCTTGTTAAGATATTAAAAGAAGCTACGGCAACATGCCCTAAGTGTAAGATGGAAGTTGCAAAGAGATTATCTCAGATCACTGGAGTAATCGAGTCAGTCCCAGTAGAGGAAGCCGATGTCGTTTGATTTTAGTGATCTCATCGATATGCTCGATGGAGAGGAGTTCGATGAAAAACCAGTCGATCTTAAAACGTTTGTTAGAAGTCCAGAATACCTTGGGCTTCCAGAACTTTCCGACTATCAGTACACGCTTATCGAAAAAAGCTCCCAGATTTATAAAGAGTCAACACTTATCAAGCTCTTTGGAGAAGAAGAAGGAATAATAAGATTTAAGCAAACTGCTAATGAAGTAGTTGCTCAGTTAGGCAAAGGTTCTGGAAAAGACTACTGCTCAACTATTGCGGTAGCTTATATAGTATATTTACTATTATGTCTTAAGGACCCAGCTACATACTACGGCAAACCGCCAGGTGATAGCATTGATATTATTAACATTGCTATTAACTCTCAACAGGCAAGCAACGTATTTTTTAAAGGATTTAAGACACGCATTGATAAGTCACCTTGGTTTGCAGGAAAGTATAATGATAAGGCTTCAGAGGTTAAGTTTGACAAGGCTATTACAGTACACTCAGGTCACTCAGAGCGTGAAGCTTGGGAAGGTTATAACGTAATTGTAGTTATCCTTGACGAAATTTCAGGATTTGCAATCGACAATACTACTGGGCATGAGCAAGCAAAAACAGGCGCTGCTATCTATGATATGTACCGTGCATCAGTAGACTCTCGTTTCCCAGACTTTGGAAAAGTAATTTTGCTTTCGTTCCCTAGATATAAAAACGATTATATTCAGCAAAGATATAATGCGGTTGTAGCTGAAAAAGAAACTATCGTTCGTGATCATAGATTCAAGATGGATGAAGACTTACCAGATAACACTGAGGGTAACGAGTTTAGCGTGGAGTGGGAAGAAGATCATATAATTTCATATAAGATTCCGAGAGTCTATGCACTTAAAAGACCAACATGGGAAGTTAATCCAGTAAGAAAAATTGATGACTTTAAGGTAGCATTTTTTACGAACCCGCTAGATGCATTATCTAGATTTGCTTGTATGCCACCAGATGCTGTGGATGCATTTTTTAAGTCAAGAGAAAAGATTGAAAAGGCATTTAATAAGGCACACCTTGCAGTAGATAATTTTGGAAGACTAGAAGAATGGTTTATACCAGATCCAGACAAAGAATACTTTATACACGTTGACCTTGCACAGAAGCATGACCATTGTGCAGTAGCAATGGGACATGTTAATAAATGGGTAAACGTTAAAGTTACCGATACATACTCTCAACCTGCTCCAATTGTAGAAATTGATGCTGTTAGATACTGGACACCTACATCAGATAAATCTGTAGATTTTACCGAAGTTAAAGATTATATTCTTTCTTTGAAGACTCGTGGATTTAAGATTCGAGTATGTACCTTTGACAGATGGAACTCTCACGATATGATGCAACAACTAAAACAATACGGCATCAATACAGAGATTCTATCTGTCGCTAAAAAACATTATGATGACATGGCTATGATTGTGGCAGAAGAAAGATTGTCTGGGCCACATATTCAATTGTTAATTGATGAATTGCTTCAGCTTAAAATAATGAGAGATAGGGTTGATCACCCAAGAAAAGGTTCAAAAGATTTGGCGGATGCTGTTTGTGGAGCTATTTATAATTCTATTAGTAAAACTAAGTTTGACACAAACCAAGAAATAAATATACATACATATGAATCAATGAGTTACGACAACGACTTCTATACAGATAACGATGGAGAAACTGACTCATACAATATGATAAGGGCACCAAAGATGCCTGAAGTTTTACGAGATGCAATGGACAGGATGATGATAATATGAGTACGTATCAAGAAAAAGCCAAGGAATGTAAATGCTGTGGCAAACATGTTCCTCTCCCAACAGTATTAAAAGAATATAATGGAATAGTTTTATGTCCTACTACATTCTCTAATGTAATTGAATATAAAAGAATCTGGAAAGCTGCTGGCTATAGGCCGATGGGTAATATACGTAAACATTTTTCAGAATATGTACAACAAATAGTAGAAGAAACTATTGACAAGAATGAAGACGGCACGTTATAATATACTTCTAAGCAACAATAGCTTAGTTGGTTAAAGCCCCGAACTCATAATTCGGTAATCGTAGGTTCAAGTCCTACTTGTTGCACAAGGAGATCCTATGGATGATGATGATAAGCTAGCAATGTATTTAGAAATAGGTGCAGTTGAATTAGCTGGAATGGATGAACATGGAGAATTTATTTTCCAGATTACAGAAAAAGCAAAAGATATTGCTCCAGAGTTATGGGAAGCCCATCAGGAGCATGTAGATAGATCATTGGTCCAGCTATATGAGGCAGGATTAATAAATGTATCATACAATGATAATCTTGAAGCAACTATAGAAATGTCCGAAGAAGGCCATGAGATGGCCAAAGAGTTAGGTCTAGTAGAGATTAATATGCATGAGGAAGATATTCCAAACGACTAATGGAATGCCTTCGTAGCTCAGGGGATAGAGCGAGACTCTTCTAAGGTCTGCGTCGCAGGTTCGATTCCTGCCGAGGGCACAATGCGGATGTTGCATATTGGTAGTGCCTCTGCCTTCCAAGCAGAAGGGGTGAGTTCGATTCTCATCATCCGCTCCAAAAATTTGATATAATAGTATTAGGTCGCCAATAGGGGCCTATAAAATAACTTATTCGCTTGAAGGAGGAATAAAATGGTAACAACATATACATGGGATCTTTTCAAGGATCCTTTTTTTATTGGCTTTAATCGTGAAATTGAAAGAATGACTAATGTGCACAACGCTGCATCTCGTCAGTCATATCCGCCATACGACGTATTAAAGCTAGACGAAGATACATATCTAGTATCTCTTGCAGTGGCGGGATTTGGAAAAGAAGACATCAGTCTATCTGTAGATAATGGAACACTAGTTATCTCTGGAGAAATTACTGAAGTTACAGATGCAGAAGTTTTACATAAGGGAATTGCTGCACGTAAATTCACAAGGTCTTTTGCCCTAGGAGAATACATGGAAGTATCTAGTGCATCTTTGAAGGACGGAATGCTTAATATTAATATTA